GATCCGAAGGTGGTAAAAAGGGTGGCAGACCAAAAGCAAATGGTTCTGATGAAAACCTTAAGGTTAATGAAGAGGAAGATAAAAACCTTAAGGTTTCCGAAAAAACCAAAAGGTTTTCTGAAAAAGCTAAAGAACCTGATACTGATACTGAGTATGATACTGAATCTGATACTGATACTGAATCTGAGAATAAAATAACCTCAGAAAGAAAAAAACAAAGCAAAAAAAGAGCGGCGGCAAGCGCCTATGTGAGCGATCCGGCTCTCAATGCGGCTATTTCTGACTTCGTAGAGCATCGCAAGAAGCTGCGTAAGCCTATGACAGACAGAGCGATCCAGCTGCTTATTATCAAGCTCCAAGGGATGGCGGATTCTGTGCCGGAACGGATCGAGCTTATTAACACAGCCATCGAACACGGTTGGCAGACAGTCTACGCACCAAAAGATCCAGCTGCGGAGCCTAGGGGCATGCCTGCAAGCTCGGTAGACGATTACTTACTCGGAATCATTAACGGAGGGGAAACATGACGAAACAGGAGATTACAAAGCTCATCTTCGTGATTAAGGCCACGTATCCAAAATACTTTGCCACGTTCTCGAAGAGCGATTACGAGAACATGATTATGGCCTGGCAGATGGCACTGGAAGATTATCCGTATTCCCAGGCATCCGCAGGACTTAAGACTTATCTGGTGTCTGACACGAAGGGATTTCCACCAGCACCAGGGCAGATCATCGATAATATCCACAAGGTGATGCCGCCGGCAGCAGGAACAGAGCTTAACGGCATGGAGGCATGGATATTGGTCCGCAAGGCTCTCAGAAATAGCACATACAATGCCGAGACGGAATACGAGAAACTTCCGGAGGCAGTGCGGAGAGCAATTGGCGGCTCTTCGAATCTTCGGGAGATGGCAGCACTTGATATCGACCGCGTGGATACAGTCGAGCAGAGTCATTTTATCCGCACCTATGAGGCAACCGTGAAGCGCATCAAGGACGAAGCTAAGATACCAAAGGCGGTGCATGCAGCCATCGAAGAAATGTTTCAGCAGGCTGAAGCACTGGAAGATAAAGGCGGTGTGTTATGAAAAGCATGGATGAACGCCGGGCAGCCATCAAGAAGCAGCTTCGGGGCGGCAAGAGAAATACCCTTCGGGAGCTTTCGGAAGCGATTGGCGAGGAACTGGAGAGAACCAGAGCTGCGGTGAAGAAAATGTGTGCTCTGGGCGAACTGATTCAGGAGGGTGACGGTGCGCGCGACCAGAAAGCGGTTTACCTGCTGACGCGTGCAGGTGAGGAGGAAAACGACGAGGAACTGGACAAGCCAGATGATCGCCGGATGGTAGACGGCATCTGGGCGGATGAGCTGGAGAGAACCAGAAACCGGGTGCAGGTCGGGGAGAAGCTCAAAGTGATGTTGCTTGCCGACACCCGTACCAAAGGCGAGGTGCGGACTGTGCGCCGGACGGTCCGGGTAATCAGTAAGCACCGGTATCTGGTGCGGACATCCGACGGAAGTAGCAGTACATACGCGGAATTGGCGATGTATTACCGCGGGAAGATTCTGGATCGGCGGTAGAAATGTCGGTGTAGGCGGAAAGGAGAAGGAGAACTGCATGAGAACGCGTTATAAGACTTATGCGGATTATGGAATGTTGAAAAGCGATGAGGAGAAGACCCGGGAGCGCTGTATGAAAGCATCTGCAGAGGAACGACTTATTATTCTTCAATGCGTGATCTCTGCAGCCCCAGGGCTGGAAATGGCAATATATGATTCGATTACCAGCGGCTTCGGATATCGGACACTCCTGCGGATGGGGCGGCAGATACCGGCAGGCGAGGACGATTTCTACGCTTACCGCCGCAAAACGTTGGCAGAGATAAGCAGATATATGAGGCTGCTGGGGAGGTGGAAGGAATGAAGAAAGATGCGGAGGACAGCATCCCCAAAGCGGCAGTGCTGGAGCTGATAAAAGAGATGGGCGGCTGTGATGCGGGAGATGAATATGCCAGAGGATGGGACGCTGCCTGTGATGCGTTTTACAAGACTATCATGGAGAGGTTTTGAGATGAATAGAGCAGAAACGACAAAATTAATTCATTATGCGTGGATATGAATTTGGGTGGAGATATCAAACAGAAACTATTGACGGGGAAGCTACCGAAGAAGAGGT